TGTGTTCTTTGCTGACCTTCCACGCGATAAAGAATTTAAAACGGAATACCAACGCTACGCGATTAGCGATTGCGTGTTGTTATTTGCTGACCTCGTTAACGAAATTGAGAATGGTCAGATATTTGACGAATCGGTTATTATCACCAAACCAATTCAGTTCACTCCGTTCATCGAAGAATTTAGTAATGTGTTGAGCGGTGTCCAAGGCACTATTGACATCACAGTAGATTACGAATGGAACGCGTGTGATATTCCTTATATTGGTAACTAATGGCAAAGAAGGTACAATTCACAACCAACCAACCAAGTGCGACAACGGATTATCTCGCTGCCGATAACACTTGGAAAACTATACCCGGTGGTGGTAGTGGCATTCCAAAAGGAACAACCAGTGGAACGGACACATATACAACCACGATCAGTGGAGTAACCGCGTATAATGATGGCGATGCTTATTTGATTAGGTTTGCAACGGGTAATACAACTCAATGTACGCTTAACATCAATTCACTTGGCGCAAAAGATTTATACCGCAACAATGATGGACTTTTAATTGGTGGAGATATTGTTGATGGTGCTGAAATGTTTTGCATTTACAACACTACGCTGAATGGATTTCAAGTTATTGGAACAGCACCCAACACCTTGCTCGCATATGTTACCAACGCGGATTCAGTTACGATTACAAAAGGTCAACCTGTTTACGCATTTGGTGGAACTGGCGATAGGTTGACGGTGAAACTTGCCTACAATACAACCGATGCCACAAGTGCGCAGACTGTTGGATTGGTGTTGAGTTCATCCATTGCGGCAAATCAAAAAGGTTTAATAATTGTCAATGGTCAACTCGATGGCTTAAGCATTTTACCAACATCCACTTATGCTGATGGCGATGCTATTTATTTAGGTGCAACAGCAGGAACAATTACTAATGTCAAACCATCCGCGCCAAATCATTTGGTGTATTTGGGATTCGTTACAACTGCCAATAATGGAAGTGCAGGTCGTATGTATGTTCGTGTTCAAAATGGTTATGAACTTGATGAAATTCATGATGTAAAAATTACATCGGTTGCGAACAATGACATTCTCAAATACAATTCATCCAATTCGCTTTGGGAAAATAGCAACGCATTAAGCACCAAACAAGACACGATTACGTTAACCACAACAGGAACAAGTGGAAGTTCTACGTTGGTTGGTAGCACGTTGAATATTCCTGTGTATGCAGGTGCAGGTAGTGGAACATCGATACAAACAATTACTGGTGTTGCAACTGGATTAGGTGCAAATACAACGCGTTATAATACTGTCAATGGATCAACATCGGAATCTCAAGTTAGCATACCACTCGCATCGGCAATAACAATAAATAATTTGTACGTTAGAACAACGGCAACAATGCCTGTCAATTCATCGCTTCAAGTTACGATTGTCAAGAATGCGGTGGCAACAAGTGTAACCGTAACCATTGCCGCAGGTAGTGCCGCAGGTATTTATTCAGACACAACCAATAATGCAACATTTAGTGCAGGTGATAGATACCAAATTGAATTCAAAAATACTGGTACTGCGGTAGCTGCTCCAACATCAGGACAATCATTTAAGATAACTATATGACGTATCAATTGACAAAGAACAATGAAGGATTACCATTACTAATCGTGAATGATTCGATTCTCTTTGCGTGGGATCCAAGTGATGTTGATAATTACGGATTGTTCGAATCAAAGTTAATTGAGAAAGGCATTGAAGCATTTGCTCAATTACTCGCAGATAATCCGAACACCGCATTTAATTTATTTGTCAATGGCTGAATCTCCACTGACATCTTTGATGAAGAAATTTGGACAAGAGGTTGTCGAGAAGGCAATGCTCAATCTCGGTGTCTATCGTACGGTTAAAGGAAAAAAACGCAGAGCGGTGGCAAGTGATACACTTCGCAATTCGCTTTCATTTTATTACGATGGCAGAAGTAGTAAGATACAATTCTTTGCCAAAGGTAAAGCGTCAGTTTATGCTCCCGTTGTTGAATACGGAAGGCGCAAAGGTGCGAAGATGCCACCAATAGACGCGATAGTCGAATGGATGCGAATTAAACCCATTCGTGTTCGTGATGACAAAGGTAAGATAGTGAAACAAACTCCTTCTGTTGTTAGGAGCGCAGCGTACAATATCGCCAAAGGAATTTCATTCAGAGGTATTCCACCGCTCTTTTATTGGCGCGATGCAGTCAATGACACTATGCTGGAATTTCAACCCGAATTTGAAGCGGCATTGAATCGTGAAATAAATTTAGTAATAGAAGATAATTTGCAAAAGAAAATAAAGATTTAATTATGGCATATACAACCGCAATCACTGGACTAACGGCACAAGGCATTGATGCATTTACAGGTTTGTGTTATTCAAATAATGATGTCTCATTTACAATGACATCGAGCGAGTACGCACAACCGAACTTTAAATACATTGTCAACATCACTGACAACAATACATCGAACCAATACAAGTTTTATATCTCACAAAACGCTGTGAATAGTGGAGTGTTCAATGCTAAAACAATCTTCAACCAACTTGTAAAAAATTCGATTGTTTACGATGGTACTGATAACGTAGTATTACAATCATCTGCTCCAAATCTCACAACCGATAATAATGTAAACACATTCACCATTGAATTGTACGAAGGTTATGATGTGAGCGGTGCGTTCACTGAAGATAATAGTGTTGCGGTAACTTATAATCTAATGTGCGTTTACGGAAGTGGTAAACAAAACTTCATTGTGATGGGTACGAATGACACGCGACCATTAGCACTATGTCAAAACTACGATGATGAAATTGGATTCGATAAAGAGACATTAGCTAATCGATTGCATCTGCCAACATTATTACAATCAGATACAATCAATTGGAGGTATATTTCTCGAACCAATGTCAATGGTCAAACCGATAGCGCGTATGATATTCACGGATGGATAGCCGATGATAACACATTTGTAAATACGAATTATCCATACAATAACATTGATCATTTTACTTTCGATTTATATGATGACAATCAAACACTGCTCGATTCTTTTGACATCCCAATGACCTTCGGAGCAGGTAGTTTACTTTTCTTACCCACTGGATTAAAGAATCTTGTTAATGGTGGTTATGTTGATGATGCCACTGCTGATACAACTGCATTCTATGTTTATGCAGGTTATGACGCAAGCGATGAACAAGTAACAACTAAATACGGCTACTATTTATCGGACGATTGCAAGTATAATCCAGTTCACGTTTATTGGCTTAATCAAATGGGTGGATGGGATAGTTACTCATTCATTAAACGCAATGAGCGAAGCATAGATGTGGAGCGTAAGCGTTACAAGACGTATCAAGGTGATTTCAACACAGCAACCGTAACTGAACCATACGCAACAAAAAACTACACGCGTGAATTAACCGAGCGTGAACCGATAGTAAACACGTTCATCAATTTAACGAGTGATTGGTTGTGCGAATCTGAATTTAAATATCTCAAAGATTTATTCATCTCAAAAAGTGTTTGGATGGTAGATGATAATGTAGATGGATATTCTATTGTTCCGGTTGTCGTTAGTGATAGTAATTATTTGATGAAGCGTGAACGCAATTCAAAGAAATATAATCAGACATTACGCTTACAAGTTGCTTCGAATAATGAGACAATAAACATCACTGCTTCGGAGTATCCAATACCTGCGCCTGTGGCTTGTTCTTATTTTAATACGTTTGCGAAGGTTGGCGGTTCAACTACTTTGACCGTAGGTGTGAACGTGGGTAACGCGTGTAATATTGTAAGTACGGCTTCCGTTTCTGCTCGATATATAACGGTTAGCGTTGCAAATAATTTAGGAGTAACACCAATCGCAGGTCAAGCGTATTATGTAAGTTTGTCTTATACATCAAACGTACCAACACCGATTAAGAATGGCTACATTGATTTGGGTAATGTGTTAACAGGTGGTGGAACACGTACTTCGTTTGATATGCAAAGTTCTGGAACACCTATTATTGCAAGTGGTGTTTGGGGTACGGGTACTAATCCAAATTATTTTTATATCAAACTACCTGCGTGGAGTTCGGGAACTTGGACTGGTAATATTTACGTAACTGTTGGATTCGGTAATTGCCCATAAAAAGTAAAAAATGGAAACAGCTTTAATTATATACACGCAAGGAACTAACACTCCTTATGTTATGGACTTATACGAGAATGAGACAATCTCATTGCAGTATTCGTTCAGCGATATCAAAGACCTCAAAGCAAAGGCAACTTATTCACGTACGTTTAGGATTCCTGCAAGTACGAATAACGCGCAGATATTTGGATTCATTGAGAACAACACTTTTCAGTTTTCGCAGTTCAATCCAAAGCGCAAATTCCAAGCGATTATCACAGTTGACACTTTGCCGGTAATGGAAGGCAGCATACAATTTAAAGCTGCATATACGAGCAATGGAGTGGTGAGTGAATATGAGATAGTGTTCTTTGGTAATGTAATTGATTTTTTCAAGAACATCGGAGACGCTGATTTCAAAAACTACATTGGTGTAGAGTTAAATAATGACTACACTTTTATAGTCGATTACTTGAATATTATCGATGTGTTGAGTGGTACGATAGGCGATGGAAATATTGATTTGACTTTGACCGATAGAGGTGATAGTTGGGTTGGAATGATTAACACACCCGAAACTCGTTCAATCTATACCAACAATATCGAGAAGGTAATAAAGGCAGGTAATCTCACTCCAATGATCAAATCTGAATACATCTTTAATAAGATAATGTCATTGAGTGGATTCGAATTGAATACTGCTGATAGTTCTACTTTACTTACTGAATTGGGTAAATTGTACATTCCATTCACAAGTGAAGTTAATCAATTGCAACAGATAGGAGATACACAAGCAGCGCAATTTTTATTGGAGAATGGTATCGATGGAATCACATTTGATGGAACTGATTTCAACCCACTGACATTTCCAAGCGGCAACACTATTTATTATTATCCAATTCCAAATTTAACGGAGGCCACTGATCCATTGAATTACGTTGTAAACAATGTGTTTACCG